TCTGCTCTCAATTAGATGAGAGCAGTTTAAGTAGAATCAAGAGTAAATCTGATAAAGGTGGGATGGCAGTCATCTCAGGAAGTCGTGGTGACAAATCTAAGAAAGAAAATAAAGCAAGGGCAAAGCAATTAGATCGTGATATAAAAGGTAAAGGTTTACCAGGTGCTACTAAGGTAACTGGAAGATGGACTGAGAATCCTGGTTCTAAAGATGAAAAGAAAGTTAAAGAGAGAAGTCATGTAGTTACTTCTGGTAAAAAAAGTAAGAGGAAGTTTAAGAAAGCAGTTAAGTCATTAGGTAAGAAGTATGGTCAGGATGCTGTTTTGACACAAACCAAAAAAACTGGTACACTGTCAGCAACAAGCAAAGGTGGATTAGGGAAAAAACAAAAAACAAAGACAAGAGAAGTGAATGTTAAAAGAGCTGGTGTAGGAAAAATGAGACCAGGTAGATCATCTTCCGAAGGAGATACTCAAATTAAGAAGAAGACTTTTACATATGAAAAATGATTTTATTATGAATATAACTTTAGATGATCCTCTTGCTACTAATATACTTTCTTGTTGGAACAAATATAAACATAATAAATTTAATATAACTAAAGTGGAAACATGTACTACTAATGGTATCCAATCAAGTAATGTATTAGAATTATTAGATTTTAAACAAGATAATATTTTTCAAGAATGTTTAAATAATATTTTGCAGAATATTAAAAATTTACTTGGATTAAATCTTTATTATTATTGGATTCATTTTGTTGAATATTTTGAGGGTGGGTATCAAGATATTCACAATCATAAACAAAATGAAGATTATAGTTTTGTTTTATATCTTAATACATGTAGTGATGGGGAGACTTATTTTAATGTTGATCCACCAGTATCTATTTCGCCAAATAAAAATAATATGATATTATTTTCTTCTAATATTGATCATGGAGCCAAAACATGTTATAATAAAAAGGTGTTGGTTGGTGGGTTGAGGAGGTATTCATGACTAATAAATCCTATGATGATTCTAATTGGAGAGAAGAATACAAAGCATATACCTCCAGCAGGTATGAGTTAGATCTTCTTGAGAATGGACCCAAGAGTCTATCTCAGTCATGGATGATGGGTGCATTGCATAATAAATGGAAGAAGATGAAGGGGTATAAAGACCCTGAACCTCCTGATGTATCATCATCTATGGGTGAGTTTTTTAAAAAACAAAGGGATTATGATGCTCCTTGTGACATTTGACAAACTGGTACATGTGGGGTTTAAAGACCCCCTTTTTGCTCTATAATATGATTATAGAAATGAAATCCACTACATTATGTTTGAGATTAAAATGACTGAAAAAGAAATTGTTGATGGGTTGAGAAGCAATTATGGTAAAGAGTTCACTGCACCTGATGTACGTGGATTCTGTGCTGCAAATGATATACACTATGCTACTGTTACTAAGAAGATAGAAAAATTTAAAGTTGGTAGAGGCAAGTGGAATCTTGAAGTTACTACTAAAGCAGTAGAGAATATTGAGAAGTCATTCAATGCTCCTTCAGTGGAACCTACAGCACAACAAAATTTAGTTCCTGATCAGGATAGTGCTTTTGTTAAGTTTGGTTCTTTTAATGATGTAAAGGCTATTCTTAAGTCTAAGCAGTTTTATCCTACATTCATAACAGGTCTTTCAGGTAATGGTAAGACCTTTGGTGTAGAACAAGCGTGTGCTCAATTAGGTCGAGAGTTGATTAGAGTCAACATTACTATTGAAACTGATGAAGATGACTTGATTGGTGGATTTAGATTGGTTGATGGTGCAACAGTATGGCACAATGGTCCTGTTATTGAAGCACTTGAAAGAGGCGCAGTTCTATTACTAGATGAAGTTGATCTTGCATCAAACAAGATACTTTGTTTACAACCAGTACTAGAAGGTAAGGGATTATTCCTTAAAAAGATTGGTAAGTTTGTTCAACCAAAAGCAGGATTCAATGTAATTGCTACTGCTAATACAAAAGGTAAGGGATCTGATGATGGTAGATTTATTGGTACAAATGTATTGAATGAAGCATTCCTTGAAAGATTCTGTGTAACCTTTGAGCAAGACTATGCATCACCAGCAATAGAGACTAAGATTCTTAGATTGCATTCTGCTAGTGTTGGGTGTCATGATGATAAGTACATTAAGCATCTTGTAGATTGGGCAGATATTATTAGAAGAACATTCTATGATGGTGGTATTGATGAGGTAATCTCAACTAGAAGATTGGTTCATATCATTCGTGCTTACAGTATCTTTGGGGATAAGTTGAAAGCAATCAAGGTATGTACTAATAGATTTGATGATGAAACTAAGCAAGCATTCCTTGAACTATATGATAAGGTAGATGCTGATGTTGACATTCAAGAAGGGGGTGAATGATGTAAATTTATTTTTATCTCTTTATTGAAAACCTTTATTATTTTTTATCATGCCTTCAAAACCAAAGACCACAAGAATAACAAATAGAACTCTACAAACTGCTAGAAGAGCACTTGACTGCTGGACAGAGAAACATGACAATGGTGAATTTGTACTTGAACCATCAGTGTATGAATCATTTACAACAGCTTCTGGAGTTATTCGTTGTGAAATGTCCAAACAACATCCTACCAAAAAGAAGAAAGCAACTTTAAAAGTTGAAATTATTCAAGGAGAAGAGCGACAAGAATGGAGAAGACAAGAATTAGCTAATGAAAAAAGAACTTATAGTAATTGACAAAGTGGAGGAATAATGCTATGGTTAATGCATGGAGCTTAGCTCACGACGTACTTAATGGAACACTTGACGAAAATTTCCCTATCATGACTGATAATACTATTACATCACGAGAGAGTGATGAATATGATCCAAAACCAAAATCTGATTCAGATGATACTGATTGGAATGATCCTGTTATTACAGTAGGATCAGGTAATACAGCATCATTAGGAGACTTTGTTAATTTTGATATTAGTGATTCAATTCATAATGTCAAAATTGATACCAGTAATTTAGATTTTAATATTAATCTAGATGATTCTGTTGTTTATGCAGGAGATTCTATAGGAGATTCAGTTTATGCTGATACTTGGCCACATGCTGATACTCTGAATATTAATATTCCTGATCCTGATTATTTTGCAAGTATGGATGGTGTAACATTACCTACTCCTGGAATAGATAAGGATTGTACTAGAAAATATAAAGAAGATGAGTCTATTGAAGCTCTTAAGAATTATATTTCTACCACTTATGGTGGACATTATACTTCCAAACAAAATAATGTCCAGACACTAGATCTTATTGAGTCAGTAGGAGATGCAGAATCATTCTGTAGATCTAATGCTATTAAGTATCTAAGTAGATATGATAAGAAGGGACAAGCAAAAAGAGATATATTAAAAGCACTACATTATACACTCCTACTATATCATTTCAGTGGGCAATTAAATGAAACTCCGACCCGTGGTTATGAAACTTTCTGAATCAACCCTTTCACTTCTTAAAAACTTTTCTACTATTAATCAGTCTATTCTGTTTAAGCAAGGGAATAAGTTGAGGACTATTTCAGTAATGAAAAACATTCTTGCTGAAGCAACAATCACAGAAGAGTTGCCTAAAGATTTTGGTATATATGATCTTAATCAATTCCTTAATGGATTAGGGTTGCATAATCAACCTGATTTAGATTTTGGCAATGATGGTCATGTGGTTATTAAAGAAGGTAGAATGCGTTCTAAGTACTTCTTTGCAGATCCTAATGTAATTATTACCCCACCAGATAAAGAGATTAGCATTCCTACAGAGGATGTTAGGTTTGAGTTGAGTACTCAGCAGTTAGATAAGTTGCTTAAAGCAGCAGGTATATATCAACTACCTGATCTAGCTGTGATAGGTGAAGCGGGTGTAGTTAAATTGTTAGTAAGAGATAAGAAAAATGATACTTCAAATGATTTCTCTGTTATAGTTGGTGAGACTGATAAGAACTTTACCTTTAACTTTAAGATTGAGAATATTAAAATTCTACCTGGAACATATGAGGTAGTAGTATCTCAGAAGCTTCTATCTAAATTTACTAATAAGGATTGTGATCTTAAGTATTATATTGCTTTAGAACCTGATTCTACATATGAGTAAAACTCATAACTATGAAAATCCATCTGAGAGATTAGATACTGCTTACGTAGAGGCACAAGTTACCAAAGGTAAGAAGTATTATGATGAGCAAGGGTGGGAAATAGCACCACCCATATCGGATAGAGAATGTATCTATCGTTGTTTGGAGAATTGTGAGCAGTTAGCAGGACTTGATAAGAAACAAGTCCAAAGATTGATGGAAGACTTTAAGACTGACATAACAAAACTAGAAAGAAACGAGGAGTATCCTGCATTATGAGCAAAGAAATTCCTACTGAGGAGTATATGCAAGATGGATGGGATAGTGGACCTTATGGTTGCCATCCATACCAAAGGGGAAGTAGGCACAATAAAATAGGAATGTGGATTATGTACATTTTCTATGGTATTGTTCTTATACAAGTGGTTCATGCTATGACAGTGATACCATTTTTCCCTATTACCTTTTCCATATTATTGGGATTGGGATTTATCTGTTATGTTGCTTGGAGGGCAAGTTGAGAATAACTCAAAAGATAATTGATGAAATTCAATTAGCAATGACTCACACCAAAATGAATGGTGAGACTAACTGGAAGGATGGTGATGAGATTGAAGTGTGTCTTGGTGGCACATTTGCTGGAGATAAGTTTATAGCAATTCATAATAGAACACGAAGCAACACAACTAAAAGATAATGTGGTATATTATATTATGGACTTTCATAACAATGTCTATCTTAATTTTATTAGGTGCATTTAAGAAATGAACATCTTTGTAACTGATCCATCACCTTATGTGTCTGCTCAGGTTCTACCTGATAAGCATGTGGTTAAGATGCCCTTAGAAACATGTCAGATGCTTTCTATTGTTTGTTCTGACA